CATTGCAGCCATGCGGTTGTCCCGTCTCTGTTCTTGTTCATCCCATACGTCGCGAGCTCGCAGCATTGCTACTTACTATGTGACAAGAATGTCTGTTCTCTTTCGCAGACTTGCGCTGGGAGGTGGAGGAGTAAAGGGAGTTTTACACATTGGAGTTCTGCAAGAACTTTCAAAGTATCAGCCCTTGCAGTTTCCTGATGGAGTGTATGGGTCTTCTATTGGCTCTATTCTTGCAACATATGTTGCATTTGGGCTTCCAGTTGACAGAATGGTTCCACTAGTTCAAAAATATTTGAAAGTAGAAAACATTGCACCAACTCCGAATTTCAATCATTTGATTAACAGTTTTTCAACCAAAGGAATGTTTACGATGGACATGTTTGAATCCACTTTGAAGAGTATGTTTTTAGATGCAGGTCTTGACATAACAACCAAAAAATTAAAAGATGCAAACATGCCGTTGTATATCGTAAGTTCAAATATAAGCAAACGTGTTCCTGCCATTCTGTCCGGAAATATTCCAGTTGTGGACGCTCTGAAATGTTCTTGCTGTGTCCCTGCTCTGTTCAAACCTCAGCAGTTGTACGGACAATTTTATGTCGATGGAGATATTTTCAGTCCGTGCATTTCAAATATTCTGGACATAGACGATTCAACTCTTGTATTATCTTTGCTTAAGCAACCCGGAACTCCGGTGACCCCCAAAAATGTAGAAAAACGATCTCCGCTTGATTATGCGGGAAGTCTGTATTTGATGGTCATGGTACAGCTTTATAAAGCACAAACAAAGCCGGGAGTTCTTCATTTGAAGTATCCCGGACTTTATAGTACATCAAATCTTGAAGATCTTGATTTGAATGCAATTTGTACCTATGGAGAAGAGGAATTACGAACTTTCCTTGCCAAGCGCGGAAATCAGGAACGCCCGGAATGATGCAGGAGAAGGTTTTCCTATCATTTCGTAAATCTTTTCAGTTGTGTGTAGTTTGAATGTTGGATATTGCTTCACCTGATACAGCGCAGCTCTTCCCTTTTCTGCTTCTGCATCAATTTCTTCAAAAGTTATAGATTTTCCTCCGTATGTTTTTGGAGTATTCTTCATCATTTGCTTAAAAGAAGACCAGGGGTCCTGTGCTTTCTGAGAATGAGGGCACCACTCTGTATAGAAAAACATGAACTTTGCAGTTGACGAATTTACTGTGGGTGCAGTCGGAGGAGGATCCTGAACGATCAGCCTTCCTCCCGGCCAAATTCCTGTCAAAGATCTGTACCCAACAATGCTCACAACCACTACAATCAAAGCAATAACAATTTCAAGAATCATCTTCTTTACGAAACGAAGGATATAAAACTTTTACGTTTTCTTGTTCACGCCTGAACCACGCGCGGTACGCTTCTTCTTTAGCAACGAGGGGTTCCCTAATAAGATGCCACGAAATTTGGAATGTTTGACGCTCTGGTTCATAGGGCTTGGGGACGATTTTGTACCACTTTCCTTGGTATCGGACGGTTTGCATTTTGTAATACAAGCGTACCTCTGCCAAAATAGCTTCCATTTTGAAGGAGGGCGACTCAATTTGGCCCACTCGTCAATTGTGTATGAATCGTTCATGGACGAATTGCACCGTGAACAGATGGGTCTCAAATTCAGAAGATCTGTAGTTCCGCCTTTGCTTTCAGGGACATTATGCCCGCTTTGAAAGTCAAATACGGTTATGCGATTGGAACACCAAGGAATAAAACATTTTGAGTCATATTTCTTTCCGATGTGTGTCAACCACACTTGCTCTCGAAGAGCTTTGGGAATCTTATCTTTCATTTACCTATTTTTCAATCAGAAGAACTAAATGGAAATACAATGCCTTAGTTGTAAGACTACACTTAAGGAACTGTTTTGTGTTTGTAAATGTGGTAAAACGTTTATTCAGAGGGGTACAATTAGATCTACTTGTGGATTTACGCAGGGAAGCCAACAAGACCAGCGCCAATACCAAAGCCGGCACCAGTGCGAGCAGAAGCACCGACAGAGGGAGCATAAATATCAAGGATAGCGAAGGTGGCAAGCGCGACCAGCGCGATCATGCCAATTTCAGACATGCGAAGAGACTTGCCAGGGAGGAGATACGCAGCGATGGCAACGGCGAGGCCCTCAAGAGCATACTTTACAACGCGACCAACAAGGTCGCCCATATCAACGGTGGGTGCGGCAGGTTTAGATTCCGGCATTTTATAAGTTCTCAAAGAGAAATTATTGGACAAAATACATGACTACAATTCCAAAAACAACAGCGTGCACAATTGCATTTACCATTGTTACTTGTCTACCGAATAGCCAAAGACGATTGGGTCCAGGCGGAATTGAAATCAAGACTCCGGGTGTGAGAGCAAACATAATTGCTGCAAGCATGATAGCCGTTCCTGCTGATGCCATTTTGTAAATCTTATGCAGAAAAGAAGTAATGAAGAAACATTACACATTCAAGGTACAAGTGGACCCTGATGTCCAAAAACATTATTCAATCAGATTTCCTGCTCAAATTGAATTTTTAGTTACAGTTTATTTGAACGACCCAGACGGGTGGAGTTCACGAGGATACTCGTTTGAGGCAGTTTCTGAGAATGCAGATATTTTAATACGACTTTCAAGCCCGAAAACAGTTGATGAAATTTGTGGAGTGTCTCCAAAGCTTTCGTGTGCAACCTTGGGAGGCAAAAATGTGTATTTAAATGCAGACAGATGGTTTCGCGGATCCAAAGAAAGTCGGCTAGATTTGGACGATTACCGTCAATATTTGGTTTCTCATGAAGTTGGACACATTTTAGGATTTGATCATAAGGTATGTCCATGCAACGGATGCCCAGCCCCCATCATGATGCAGCAAACACTTGGAATTGGAAAATGTATTCCAAACACTAAAATAACAGATGAACGCACTTCGTAAGCTACTCACGATTGTAAGTATACTGCTTCTTATTGGAGCAGCATACATAAACCTTCTTGCAATTTATGAAGCAAATACAACAAACGACAAGGATACAGTTGTGACATACACTGTATCGGCTAACATTGTAAACGGCCTTGCTGTGTTAAGCCTTGTAGTATTGACGATTAATTCAGTTAAGTTTTCTTCTTTTTATAAAGCATTTATCATTTTTGTTTTGCTGGGAGGTCTTATTGCAGAGCTGTATTTTATTGGATCTGATTTATATAGCAGGAATTACCTAACATACATTACGCTGATTCTCAATTTGTTGATCCGAGTGTATTACCTGATTTATTACTTTAATGATGCATGGGCAATGTTTCCGGGTTCACAAATTATAGAACGAACCATCATACAACCATCGACAACACAAATTATCGAGAAAACGGTTATGCCTTCTTCCGTGGAAAAAGTTATGGATGAGGATGCTAGAAAGTTTAGAGATCAATTCAGAGATCTAGCCAGACAAGCTAGAGAAAAAGTAGGACGCGATAATTTTGACGACGCAACCAAAAATAAAGCGTATCCAGAAGTTATTGATCCTGCTGTAGCAGCGCGCGATTTTTCACGTGATCGTCTGAAAGATGCAGCTTCGTACTTGAAGGATAAAACTGGAAAAATAATAGACATAGTTTTTGGAGGAAGGCGTAGGCGTTAAATATTTTCACATACAACCTGTCTAGTAACTAAATGCCCCGCGAAGAACTCCCGAAGAAGGACGAGACTGGTCAGATTGTTGACTACCTGGATGAGGACCCTGAAATTCCGACTCAGCGTTATTGCATTATTTCCTTTCTGTCGCCCGAGAAGATCATCAAGCAGAAGACTGAGTTTTTCAACGAACGGTTTGTTCAGTGGCTGGAGTATGACTGGAAGGTGAAGGGTATGGAAAACTATGTTGCATTCCTTTCTAAGAAGTACAATCTTAAGATTGACGAACTCTTTAAGGATTTGGAGGATTTCCGCAAGATCCACAACGAGGAGATCAAGAAGACTGATATTCATGAGCAGTATCAAATTTTCCTTCTGAAGAATGAGAAGGATCTGGAGACTGAGTATAGTGAAAAGGTGGAGTTCCGTACCAACGTTCGTGGTGTGAAGGTTCGTCGTATTTTTGGAAGTCTCGAGGAAGCTCAGTCGTATGCTCGTGTTCTACAGAAGCGCTATCCCCACGATAACCTCTATCTCGGAAAGGTAGGTATGTGGCTCCCCTGGGATCCTTCTGAGCATCTGATGCCTGAGGTTGAGTATGCAGAGAAGGAGCTCAACGAGCTCATGCGCAAGTACAAGGAGAACGAGGTGAACAAGGACATCTTCTTCGAGGAAGAGAAGGCTGCCAAGATTGAGGCTCAGCGCAAGGAGAACGAGGCTCGTCGCAAGAAGGCGCTTGAGGACGTCAAGAAGGATGCGGGTCTTGCCGATACGGATGATTTGGCGACTGCAATTTCAGTTCCTGTCCACCCCTCAGAAGGCGGTGCACCTCGTGATGCATAAACTTATTTGCCGTCTTTTCTGACATGAACCCATGGACTATTAGATTTCTTTTTAACAGCCAGAGGATCAAACTCGTCTTGAGCTAGCATAGCGCTACTGAAAGGCTTGTTGTCCACCCACAAACTATCGTCGCACAACTTGAATGGCGGATGCTCAGATGCTTTATACCAGAACACCTGATCTTCCAGCCGGTTGGATTGTACACCGTTGCAAATTACGAGGCATTCATAATTTTCTGTACACTGATCCATGAATTGACAAAACATTTCGAAGGTAGGAAACATTCCTGCGTAGTTGTCGTAAATACGCTTGCGATTGTTGATCATAGTTTCACGCAGAATAAAGATAAAATCAACGTTCGTACGAAGGTTTGGCGTAATACCGAGAGGATACTGCATAGTTATGATCGTCATCAAATCAATGTGGCGACCGTTCATGAACACATAGCGAGTAGACTCTTCGCGAATCCAGGTCGCATCATACAGACAGTCGTCCAGGATCAGAAACGCACGAGGGTCAACTCCTGAATCTCCGCCTCCTTTGTGTTTGTCTGCATTTCGGGCAGTCTTAACAGCAAGCTGACGTTTGATCGTGTTCATGACAATGTCAGGCTTGTACTTGTCGTGAATCAGCTTTGAGGGAACCATATGCTGGAAAAACTCATTGGCAACTTCCGTTCCCGAAATGACAGTTCCAACAGGAAAACAGGCCTGTGTGTTGTACAAAATGTCTTTAACCAAGAAAGACTTTCCGGTGTCCTTCTTGCCAATAACAACAATCATTGGAGACTTTCGTGAATCAATTTCACACCGATCACGAATTGTTTCGATGTTGAATTTTTTGATGTTAAAGTTCATCTTAATACTACAGTAAGATTTTACATTGATCTGTGTTTACGAGTTTTACGAACGTTTGCTGAGCGTCTGTATGTTTTTTTTCCACCCTTTTTTGGAAGCGTTTTTTCTCTTAAGTATCTCGCAACTGTAGTATACCTAATTGCCGCATTGCTGAATACTGAAAGATTGTTTTGTTGAAATCTTACCTTTTCCGTTGCAAATGCTTTGTTTAGCGCAGGAATATCGCTTATGATTGGACTATCCAAAAAAGCAGACGCAGCTCGTGCAAGTATTTGTATAGCAGCATTTTCATCTGCAGGTGAAGGAGGAGTAGGCATAGAAGGACCAAGAGATGGTGGCTCTGGCATATCAAACTTAAATGGTAATTTATCAGCCATTTGTATATTGCGCAAATAATTAACGTTCAGAAGTGGAGTCAATGAAATAATGAAGAAACGCAAGCAGTCAGGATCAAGCGATTTGAGAACATCGCCATTAACGATGCAACTTCACAAATATTCCAATCTTCCGCTGCTTCGTGTAGGATCTAATCGTTATTGGAATGTCCAGCATTTGCAGCCATTCTTTCCGCCGATTGAATGTTTGTTCAAATCCGAAAATTTGGAAACGCCGCACGAGTACGGAATTAAATTGAAAGATGAGGTTCAATCAATTTTGGCAGACGACAAAATTCGTACTGCAACGGGCATTGAAACGGTTCATCTCAAAAAGACGATGCTTCTGAGTCCCTTTAAGTGGATGCAGGGAGATTATGGAACTACAGTTGGTCTTCCTACTATTTCTGAGCAGTCTATTGAAATTCAGTCGAAGCTTCAAAATCCGAATAACGCAGCCTATGTTGGTTCTCTGTCTTCGATTGTACTTTCAGAATCGGGGTGCCCACACTTTCCGAAGGTTTATGGAGTCTTTACGGGAGTATCGCAAAGTCATACGATCGACATTTCGGATGATTATCCCGAACTTTGCGAGAGATCCTGGTTTTCTCAAAATATCGGAAAGACGTTTGAGCTAAAGCTTTCCGAGTCGGTTACTCAATCAGAATTTCAGCATACACGCACAGCCCGTTCCGCTCTTCATCTTGGAGAGGAAATTACTCTTGATAACGTAGAAGAACTTCAAACGGATCACGTAGAATCTGCAATGGGTGAACTCAAAAATGTGTTTGAAGATGAAATTTCCGCAGAAGAAGGCGATGATGAATCTTCTATTTCAACTTCATACATCTTTGGGATTCACTCTTGCGATTGCAACGATCTTGAAGAAGACGAAGATGAAGACGGTGAATCGGGTGAATCATTTGCTTGGGCAACCTTTGCGAATGTACCCATCCACATAACAGTCATGGAAAAGTGCAATGGTGTTTTCTATGATTTGATGATGTGCGATTCTGATCAGGATAAACGTCTCGCATGGATGACTCAAGTCATGTTTGCGTTGGCGTATGCACAGCGTAATTTTGGATTTGTGCACAACGATTTGCACTCCAACAATATCATGTATGTTTCGACGGAGAAGGAGTATTTGTACTACAATCTGGCCGGTACTCTGTACAAAGTTCCCACGTACGGATATCTTATCAAGATCATTGATTTTGAGCGCGGAGTTTGCTCTATAAAGCTAACCGGAATGAAAGAACCAAAGTTCTTCATGAGCGACCATTTTTCGTCGACAGACGAAGCGGGTGGACAGTACAATTATCCCCCATTTTATAATGCAAAATATGCAGAAGTAAAGCCAAATCCCTCATTTGATCTGGTTCGCCTTGCGACGTCTCTTTTTTGGGACTTCTTCCCCGAGGGACCCCTGCATGAAGAATATAAGAGAGATCCGCTGTTTCTCTTTTTTACGAAGTGGCTGACGACCGAAGATGGGTCTTCCATTCTGTTTGGAAAAGAAGATCCTCGTCATGATCGTTATCACGGATTTACGCTTTATAAAGCAATTGCAAGATACTGCAAGGATACAGCTGTTCCTCGTAAAGAACTTGTTAATGTAAAAATGTTTTATGAAATTGCGTCAGTTCCCATGGGAGAAACTGCAATCGTTATTGATGTTTAAAACGTAGGAGTTCCTACAAACATATCTTGTGTGGAAGGAAGTGCTTCAGAAACTGCCTGAACGGTGTTGGTTAATACTGGAATGTCAGATGTTGCAACAAACATAACACCTGACGTTATCAGACCGCTGAAAAGAGTTAGCTTGAGAGCATCGGGCCAAACAATGGTCTTCTCTTTTGACCGACGATCGAGTGCATACAAAATAAAGGAAACCAGAGCGACTGCGACTGAAACAACTGCAAGCATCATCATTTACTTGGTTTTTTAGTTAAACTTTACAGCTTTAGAACGAGCGTTTCAGCAGAAATCTTGCTTTCAATTTCTTTCAGGGGGTCAACTTCCTCAGGGGGTGCTTCCTCTTTCTTATCCAAATCTTCCACATCAATCGTTCCTGCTTCTTCGCCGACGCTGAGCTTGGGAATTTCTTCCTCTTCTGATTCATCGTCGGAATCTGATTCCTCTTCAAATTGGACGGTCTTCGACTGGGATTCCTGTGCAATAACCGGAACATCCTGGGGGGTCTCCACAAAGTAGTTCTTTGCAATGGCTTCCCAAGGAAGGAACCCACGAACAACCTGCTCCATGCACTCCGAAATGATCTTCTCAATCTCCTGACGATTGCGCGCCTGCTGTTCTGTTGATACACCTACAGTTCTGAAAAGATAGGCGACCTGCCAAATTTTGCGAGCTGAATGCTTGTACAGCTCATGAACAAACTTTGCAACAGAAGGACGCTCAAATTCAATCTTGATTTGAGACGAGTTTCCACGGTAGTGCAGAGACGCAAATGATTTCATGTATGCAATGAAAACTCCCATGATCAAATCATCCAGATATCCACACTTGGAAACCTTCACAATTCGCTCAACTTCGGTTGCCAAAGTAGAGTCCGACCATTCGGGGATGCGTGTCAGCATATTTTGGAACGTGCGCAGGATTTGATCAGGTTGACCATTTCGCTCACAAAGTTCTTTGGATGATGTGTAGATACTCCAAATTCCTTCCGAAATCGGGGGAACAACAAGTCCTACCAAATGTTCACGCAGATGTACCTTTGCAAATTCTGTCTCTGCCATTTGTTCCTTTTGAAGTTAGGATAATTAAACTGTGAAAACGCAGAAAAATGGATTTATTTGAATCAATATTGTACATTGAGAATCCTACAAACCATTTGCCAGTTCGCAAGCGCAAGCAAGCCAGCAAGCAAAATGTCGTCCATCATTGAGACTCTCGCAAACATCCCGGTTCCTCCGGGATACGTGAAGGTCATCGTGGAGGGCGTTGATGGCAGCGTGTGCGTGCAGTTTCTGACTGTCGCATCCGCCGCTAGGAATGAGAAAACGCTCCCCAATGAGGAGGGGGGCATGACTGCCGAAGAGGAGGCCGCGTTCGAGAAGTTCGTGGCTGAGAATGAGGCGAAGGAAGAAGCCGAAGCGTGGTGGCACGCGGAGGTTGAGAAGCAGGACAGGGAGTTGCAGCATGTGGCTGAGCTCCTTTCCGCAGAGGACAAGATGAAGGAAAAGGCCAAGGAGGTCTTCGTGGATGCGAACAGGAAGTTCCAGATCCAGAAGAAGCTCTACCAGGAGAAGGCGCCACGTGCAGAGTTGCACGCGGCCCAGGTGGCCTACATCAAGACCGTCGACGAGCTGCGAGCCATCATGGCCGAGATCAACGACCACACATTCACGCTGCGCGCAATGGCAGATGAACGGTGGCCGGATGAGAACCATGACGACTTCGAGCAGAAGCTCAAGACGATCTACGATTCCATCAAGTCCATCATCTCGCGCTACAACCCCAACTGGGTAAAGCACAAGCCGACGGCGGGAAAGCCCGCGCCGGGACCTTCAACTCTTGCGGACATGCTGTCTGCCAAGCTGGCCAAGGAGGCGGCTGGCGGAGGTAAACGCAAAGATTAGGTAGATAAACTTGTTCCATATACCTGCCCGTATTGACGGGAGGTTTTTTACTAAAAACGGATTTTTTTGATTTAAATTGATATATCTTACAACATCGTATTCACTGCTTTGTTTTGTTCAAATGGCCAACATCAACACCCCTTGGGGAGATCTCGTGGAGGAGAAGACTCCTCGGAAGGAGGAAAAGGGCTGGACACAAGTGAATGCACCCAAGAAGGAGAAGAAGACCACGCCCAAGACGAAGGAGTCCGCACCCGCGGATCCCGTCGCCAAGAAGCTGGACTTCGACGAGCATACCTCAAAGAACAAATTCGCAATCCTCGCAGAGGACAGCGAGTAATGTTTGGAGAGGTTTTTAAAACGGATTTTTTTGAATCAATGTTTTGACTATCAAACAACCAACACTACAATGTCGGTCATCGCCCTGCAGCAGAAGGAGATTCGCCGTATCCAGGGCAACCTGGGGGCGGAAAGAAGCTTTTGGCAGTTCTCAATGGCAACCACTGACGAACTTGTCAGTGCACAGAAGGAACTTGTGAGGTTTCTTGTCTTTGACGTTCTCAAGCCTGCACGGGCTCGCGAATTGTGGAAGGCTCTCAGCGATGACGCGATGGCTTTCTCGGAGTACGACTTGATCGCCTACTGGGATCTCCAAATCAACAGGGCGCTCAGAATCATGGAGAAGCGAGATAAGTCTGAGTAAGATGTTTAGGTTGAGCCTATGAAGGTTTTTAACTAAAAACGGAATTTTTTGAATCATACAAATTAGTTTTGAAAAAAAGCAATCATGGAGTCAGTCTTTGACGACGCATTCCGCCAGCAGCTCAAGGACATCTATGTCTTCGGCGAGCAGCGGAGGATGCAGGCGTACAACGACGTTCTGTTCGCGTACTTTCACAAGTACACGACGGACTCCAGACACAACCCGTACATCCGTTCGGATGTCCTTGCAGCAGTGCAATTGGATGTTCTGAGTGGGAAACACTCGACGTTTGTCGAGAACGATTGGTGGTTCTACTATAAGACCTGCTTCAAGAAGCAAGTTGGCGATCAGGAAGAGAAGGAGAAGGCGTTGGAAATAGTCGGTCTCCGCACAACGATCGCTTACGAGGGCGCGAGGCCCGTGCAGGTGCAAGAAGTGTTCGACAAGACGGACATTCTCGACCGGCTCAGCTTGATGTTTGGAGAAGGGTTCGTCGTTCGCGACAAGCCAGCCAACAGGGCAATGCCCGACGAGGAGACGGACGAGTGGCATTCGGAGCAACGAACACTCGTGCTGTGCTACTACAACTCGGGCATCCCAAAGGAGGATGCAGAGCGCATCGCTGGCGTCAAGAAGAAGTACGAGGATCGCGAAGTCGAGGAATTGACGATCAAGAAACCTCTGTTTAACAGAACCTTCGTCGGCAAAGCATCCGAGTTCCGGCGCCTCAACTCTCTGCTCGGACGGAGCGAACATTATTACGGCTCGGACGATGAATAAATCTCGTCCCAGTTTTTAAATCAAAACGGATTTTTTGTATGAGACAAATGGAACAACAAAAGATGTCTAGTCAAGATAGAATTCAGAAAAACATTGAAGAGCTTCGGAAGGAACTGGATTTGCTCGATCAGGAAATTGAGCAGGTTGAAAAATGTTTGGAATCAAAAACTCTTTCTGAGGAAGAGGAAACCAACCTTCAAGTTCAGCACGTAGATCTTGTTAATGATCGTGTGGATATATATTCTGACATCGCAATGCTAGAAGAACTTCTGCACAAAATGCAGATTGATGAAACTTACCACGACGATGGTTGTGGAGTAGACTGGAACGAGAGCGGTTATTACGATTGAAAACGGATTTCGTGTTTTCCTCTCTTTTTATCTCAACAACCAAAGATGGCCAACATGCAGACCACTCTTGAGACGATCTTTATGGAGGCGGCGAAGGTATTCGGGAAGACCGATGCCGAGAAGCTTCTGAACAAGGTATTTGAATCTGAGAAGCCTGTAAAGGATAAGAAGAAGGAAGAAGCCCCCAAGGCTGAATCTAATAAGCGTATTTCTCGTATGACTCCTACGTTGTCAAATCAGCTCAAGGCTGAGTTGATCAAGACAGGACTCACTATTTCGGACGACGATAAGAAGGAATTTGACAAGATGAAAAAGGAGTTTGTTGCACATGTAGATGGGCTTACAGATGACGATTTCACTGCTAAGGGTCTTGCGGACCACATGCGTGATTTCGCAAAATTGAAGAATCCTCCTCCCGCTGAAAAGAAGGAGGAGGCTGAGAAGCCCAAGAAGGTCAAGGCCAAGAAGGAAGATCCTCCGGCCGAAAAGAAGGAGGAAGAAAAGCCCGCGGCCGAAAAGCCAAAAAAGGGTAAGGCGGCTGCAGCTGAGAAGAAGAAGACTATGTGGGAGGAGATGAACGAGGTTAAGGCCCCGCCTCCTCCCAGCAATGCAGCAAATATTACTACTCTGACGCTCAAGGAGCTTCAAAGTATTGAAATGATCGCGACTCCTGATGGAGGAGAAGTTGGCGTCTATTGGGACGCAGACAACGGTCGATTTGTGCGTGGTCCTGAACAGGAAGACGACGAAGACCTCACCGATAAGAAGTACAATGGAAAGTTATATGCAATCGGTGATACCACGGGTCGTATTTATGAGACGACCGATGATCGGGATATCTTTGTCGGCTTTGCCGGCGTGGGTGCATTTCGCGAATTCAAGTAAAAATTTGGGTTAACCCCAAAATTTTTTTATTCCTCCCAAAAGGTTATCTCACAGTTTGGGAAGCTGTGGCGAAACCAAGGACCAATTCCGAGAGATTTGAAGAGGGCTCGGGGGACATGCAATTTTTTGAATTCGGGAACAATTTCGGGAACTTCCACGCCATGCTTTTTACTGTAATACGACCACATGTGATCAAGAGTAATAACATCCGAATTAGTTGGAATTTGTCGGCTGTAAAATTCTGACTGTTTTTGCTCTGTCATGGGAACTGCAATTCCTTCAATTCGTACACGATCAGGGGTTGTCACAATTTCTGCAACCGGAGGTTCTAATTCATACGACATCTTGCAAATTTTATCCCAAACAACTTTCCATGAAACGACGGTTTCATAACTATACGCATTATCATCCACGATGAGAGGTATTCTCATTTTGCTATTATAGCCGTGCTAGATGTAAGCGGGTTGATTACGTTTTCAATAACGGCGGCAGATGGTAGTATATCTAGCTTGGAGCCTGTCCAAAAAGGGTACAGCATTGCAAAGAAACAGACTCCAAAAAATCCAAACGGAATAACACTTATAGCGCCAAACAGATACCCAACGCCTGGACGTACAAGTTGTCCGTATTTGAATGCAGACATAATACCTATGAAGTATACAGAATACATCAGCGCATACGCGACTGCCCACCCAATTTGATTTCCAATACTCGGTCCATCTGGAGTTGGTCCGTCTGCCGGGGGAGCAGAAACGGAGAACGTGGAATTGTCTTTGATAGACTCTGAATTTTTTGCGCCATTCAGTGTGTAATCAACTTCGAGCACCTTCTGTTTGTTGGGGTTGGGATCAGGAATTCCCAATGTAGACGGACTTACTTTCAATTTGATGAGCCCATCTTTGATGTAGTTACGTATCGCATCTGTGACATCCGTCATATTTCCGGGATATCCGTACTGTGCCTTCTTGATATCCAGCCCACTTGCAATTTTTGCGGGGGGTGCAGAAATTATGATTGCTTCGTTGTCATATGCAGATTTCACATTTGTATCTCCATTGTTGATCGTGTATGAAACAATAAGTTGTTTTGTTTGTCCAGGAGCTGGATCTTCAACCCCTAGAGAATCGGGAGTCACAACTAAATTTAGTTCACCTTCCTTTATGTTTGACGAAACTGCAGCTTTTACATCTACAGTTTTTGAACCTGCGCCATACGTGGCTTTGGTTATTTTGATGCCCGTTGCCATTATGAAGAATCTAAGAAGAGAATACTACGCTTGCAACTCCACCAATGACTCGCAGGAAATTGTATGACTCCACGAATGCGCGAACATTATAACTGTACGCCAGTGTTGCCGCACTTGATTTTGTTATGACTGTTACTAAATCGTCGGGGTTATAAAGTGGTTTCCCAGTTTTTGGGTCCACAATGTTAGGATTTGCAATAACTGTCGGATTTGGATTGAACACAGTTGATTTCAAAATACACTGAGTTGTTACCGTATTAGGGGATACGAGTGGCGGTTGAACGTAGGAGTTTCTCAAAATGGTTTTGTTAAACATGGATCCATTCAGGTGCCCTGAAGGCTGATGCGTTCCGTGATCCAGCGCAAACGAGTACGAATAAATTCCAGGGATTGCTGTCAAAGCTTTTCCAGTATGATGACGGTATGGTTGCATTTGTGAGAAAAAGTCAGTTCCCTTAGGCGTAAAACGTTCCTTGCCGTCTAGCAAAATTGTTGAGTTGAGAAGAATGTCGCGAGCAGATTCAGATGTTGATTGACTTGTTCCGGACGAGTACCAGGGAGCCATATTGAAGGTTGTTGTAGAATCAAGCGGTGGCTGATTTGGGTCTTCCCAGTTGGTATAATTATCGTAATCATTATTCAGAGCAAGATCACTTCGCTGTGCAACCCACACAACCCGGGTTGCCAAGTTTCGCATCGTCAGTTCAAGATCATTTGAGGGACCATACTGTCCCATTGTTGAAACAACGTCCAACTGAGAAATTATGAATGAATGCTCCGACTTTGCAACATGTACAAGCTCTGCATCGGACAACCAAATGTAATTTGCTTCAATGAATGGATTCAGGTTCCAGGAGTTCAATCCGGGGTTTACAACTGCAGGGATGGATCCCGAACGGTTATACAGAGGAGGCGACAGAAAGTTGTTTATGAAGAACAAATTACTGCTCGTATCCGGAGCAATGCGAGTTCCAAAATTCGGATTTGCAACTCCGCCAATTGTTTCACGAACGTCCAGAACCGTGAAGAGCTGATACATATTTTGAAATTCTACTACAATTTCAATTTCGGAGTGCTGTAGCGCAATAAGGGGCAATGCAGATCCCACATTTTCACAAAACCAGAAGTGCAGAGGAATGTGAAGATTGCGTCCGGGGATAGACGCTTCCGCCGGTTCGGTTGCAGATGAAATGGCGTTGGGATACTGATTTACTCGGTCGTACGCATTTGCGGGATCATACATTTCTGGAACATTTCCAATCATACGATTTAGGATTTCTTTCTTGTTTGCATCAAACTTGAGAGCTGCATACAACTTCATCCACTCGCCCGTATGCCTCACAACTTCCTGACCGTTGATCAGGATCGCAACATAATTAATCATGTTGTATCCCAAACTTTTTACCCACTGAAATTGATAACCGATCGCATTTGAGTTTGTGTTCAAATTTGGATGTACCCCAGATACAGGATACACAGGTGAATAGATATCGGGCATGCTGACAACAACATAGCAATCGTGCAAAAGCTGGGCAAACCGCTCAACCTTTGCTCGCAAAGTTACAGTTCCCGCAGCTGGAAGAGTCTGCTGAGACCCTCTGAATACAACTTTGAAATGCTCCATCGCAAATTCAGAATGACGCTTGTACATAGATCGAAAGTGAGTAAAAGAGGGGTTTCCCGTCACAAGATGGTCTTGTGCACCT